TACTTTATATTCACTAAGTACATTTGCAAGTTGTTTAATCAGTGGGGCTACTTTATCGTTTATTACTTTTTCTGGAACATCACCTAAGTCTAAACTTACGACTTGTCCAAGTTCTCCTGGAGCTGCATTCTGTTTATTTGTTGCATGTAGCATTGCTCCGTCATATATTCTCATAATTTGTACAGTTTATTTTGTTATATTAATGATGCCACTTCTTTGCATTTAAAGCAAACACTGCCATCTTCTTTTGTTCAGGTGTACCATTTTCTTTAAACCAAGAAGCAGAATGTCCTGTTCGTTTCTTTAAAGCTGTAAATTTACCACGGTTTGCCGGTTTAATATGTATGGGAGACTTACCGTTTGAGTATCCAGGAAACTTTTCTATAAATTCCCTAGAATACGAAGGATTATATTGCCATGGAGTTCTAACTATAATAGGTGTTCCTGCGGCATCAACTGCATTTGTTCCAATAATCTATAAAAGTTTCTTTATTCCATGTAAATCTGTGGCATATTTACTATAATCAGAAGGTAGATATTTCCATATATCCTATTCTCTCGATACAGGTACGCCTGCAAACGATCCTAACTATTTTAAGTGTCCAGCACTATCGTATTCCACAAATCCGTCGTTTGAATAATTTCCTCTTATGTATCCTTCGTCGCCAATTGTTTCTATCGGTTTTACTTTATATGCCTGCTAATCTGGTATCTTAATCTCTAATGTCTATACTGGAGACTAATATACTGGTATGTTTTTTGACACTTTTTTATAATTCTACGCAATATACTAATCATGAGGTCCGAAACCATAACCTATCGACTTTAAATCAAATCCATATGTAGGATCTATTTGTTTATTGTATAGATATGCATCTATTGCATCTCCGTATTCTGACTCCGGATTATGTAACATTATGTTGGCTTCATCCAAATCATTTGCTGTTTTCTTTAACTTGTCGCTAACAAATCCAGTATATGCAAGACTTGGATCTTCTGCAAAGGAATTATAATAACCAAAATCTCCGTTGCGTTTTCCTGTAAATATATAATTCAATACAGCTTTTGTTCTATCTTTATCGAATGTTTTTATACCATTTTTAATTTTATCAAAAGGAGTGGGATTACTGGATGTCCTCATTACTGTTTCAACAGTTCTTCTACCTATTTTTGTTTTTGCTGCTGATCTAGCTGCAGTTGTAGCAGCATGTAATATAGCTTTCTCTGCTCCAAGTCCAATTGCATCTCCAATCAAATCACCAGAAATTCTACCGCCTGTTAACGCTACTAAAAATGGATCGATTGCCGGTTGCTCTAATCCTTTTTCATTAGTACCGGAAGACATAAACGGTTTCACCCAATCAGTGCGATGTTGAATGTAATATGGAAAGTTATTCAATGTATAGCTTCCGCGTTTGAGATCTATTTTCTGTGGAGTAATATACATATCTTCGAATAACTTGGTATAATCGTCTGTAAATGTACCGTCGTTATTTATTTTGGCATGAGATACATTGTGTCCAATTTTACCATCTTTATATCCAGGCAACTTCACATTCTTAAAACCCAGGCGTTTCCCTCCAAATACATTATTAGAAAGATTATCCATTAGAGCGTCCTATACATCTTTATCATTAAACAATATATCTTGAACAACATTATTTATATTATTAGTTGCTCTACGTGCATATAATCCAGATGTATTAAATGCAGGACTCGTTGGATTATTCCAAGATGATATACTAGATGGTGCAGGATTGTTTAAAGAATAATCCGATTTTATATTTACTGTCGGTGGCTAAAATTGACTTGCAGCATTTAGTTCTGCAGCTGTAGTTTGGCTCATTGGTTTTGCACTCACTTGCTATAATACATATAAATCTGGATTATTTGCCATATGGGCGTTAAGTGCCTTTGCGAACGACTTCATTCCAGTTAAATTTCTAGTGTAATTCTCAACGGAGTCTTCGTAATAATTAAGACCTTTTAACCCTTTTGCATAATCATATAATGTATCAGCTGCAATTACATTCTTGTATCTACTATTCATAAGTCTGACGTAATTTCTCACGAAGTCGGACTTGTCTTTATATGTAGTATAAGTCTTTCCATTCCAGCCTACGCCGCCAAAGTTATTCTATTCTTTTGCAACTCTACTCTGTCCGTAATTACTTTCATAAGCAAGCTACGTTATCATATTTTTGTAAGCAGCTTCCGGATTTTTTACTCCCTGCGCAACCATCTCTTGAAATAAAACCGGCCCCATCTCTTCGATGAACGTTTGATATGCCGGTTTACCTCCTGCATATCTAGGAAGTCCTGCATCATATATTTCAGATACGGACTTGCCGTTCTTATAAGCTTTAAACCGCTCTCTAAATGCTGTTGTATCTTTGCCCATATCCATCCATTCTATTGCTAAGAAGATTAGCAATGACGTTGGTAATGAAGTCATCACCTCCGTCATGCTAAACTAATCTTAGTATAAGTTTTAACAATTGATTGTTTTCTCTAGTAAGCTATAGAAGCTCTTGTTCTTCAGCATGTGTCATTTCTCACCACTTACTTTATTACGAATAGCTGCTCGAGCTTTAACTCTCTCACGTTCAAGAGCAGCATCATCTTTTTGCTTCTGCAGCTCCATCTCGTGCTTCATACGCTGCTTTTCGAGATCAATCTTCTTATCTTCTATCTCCTTCTTCTGACGAGCTTCGTAACGCTTAGTATACTCGTCCGATGCAATCTTACGCTGTGCTGTAGCATCCTTAGCAATTTCCATAGGATCAGGTATACCATTGTTGTTAGCATCCTTCTCTTCTGTACCGCGATATGCACTAATTTCAGCTACTGCAATCTTAGTCTGATTATCAGCATCAATCTTGTAACGCTCAAGCTCCATCTTAGCTTCCTCAAGCATAAGCTCTTGTTCACGCTGTTCATTCTGCATCTACTGCAACTGTACAGCTTGCTCCTGTTCAGCTTGCTGTTGCTGCTGCATTTGCTGTTCCTGACGCTCTTGCATTTCCTTAAGCTTCTGCTTAATGATGTTGAAGTTGTCATTTGTAAGTACCTCAGCTGCTTCAAGTAAACTAGCACCATTTTGCATAGCAGGTTGAATAAGCTGCTGTAACTTCTGAATATTCTCCATATCTTTAGAAGTATCGCTTACAAATACATCCATATCTTCATAGTAGAACTTGTCTGTAATATCAAGATATGCACGTTCTCCATTATCGAATATATAACTAAGCTTCTGTTTACCTGTCTATTGCCAAGCTCCTTGCGCAGTATTAAGCAGCATATTAAGAGCATGCCGCTTACATTGGTTATGTGCCCAGAATAAAGGTTCTGTGATATGCGATGACTGTACAACACTACGCTCTACATTACCTACAAGCTCATTAGAACTAATAGCGCCTTCACGTTGTTCTGTAATACCAGATATAGTACCTGCCAATTGCTCAATCTTATCCATCAACTGAATATACTCAGCAATCACATTAGACATAGTGAGGTCTAAAGCAGTGATCTGGTTAAAAGTAGCAGGTTTACCACCTTCTCTACCAGGAATATTCCAACCTTCCTCATAAGGATTGATAAAGTTTACACCGACACTAGACAGATAGTGCATCCATCTATCAGGAGTGATATTCATAGACTTAGGAATCTATGTAATATCCATATTTACCACCTTACCTTTGTCTCTTGCAATAGCCAGTTCAAGTCTATACCACAGTACAATATACATGTACTGTAAAGGCTTAAGAATACTTACAAGTGACCTTGGTCTTGAATTTGTGTTACTGTATATACATCCGCAATATGGTAGTTTCTGTGAGTTTGGATTGTCTATTGACACGTGCTGATATTCAAGAGGCTAGATACCAAAATACAAATCGCTGCCAGCACGATATCCTTCCCAAACTTCTATAATCCAGTCTGGTTCCACAGAGATTTCCATACCTGTTTTCTTGTATGATTCATCTGCTATTTCTACTTGTGCTTGTCCTGACTCATCAAAGTATGTGACATAGTAAATCTTCTTAAATGACTTCCAGCAGCAGTGCCATACGTTTATAGCATATCTACTCTTAGATTCAAATTCTGGATTGTCATATATATGCATCTAGATACCACCACCGAAGTTATCTACAGGTCCATGATCTCCCATAGTATTAGAAGAATGTCCTGTAAGCATTTCGTTAA